GATACAAAACTATTACAAACTTTTTCAATAGAAAAAGAAAAAAAAGAAAAAGAAAAACATCTGTTTAAAAACCTTCGTAAAGAAGTTGAGATAGGTGCAAATGGAACACAAGAATACATTATTAAGAAAGGTATAAACAAAGGTAAAATAGCAAATGGACGAACTAACAATAATAACTAAAATACAGAGAGAACTGAAAGAATCTTATCAACAAATTGGTGATGCTATGATTGCGGGTAGTGTTGACAATATGGAAAAATATAAGTATATGATGGGACAGGCACACGCCTATTTTAAAATATCACAGGATATCTCTAACCTGCTAAATAAGAAGGAGCACAATGACGAAAAAGGAACAGTTATCAAATTCGGAGAACCCAAAGATTAAATATGCTTTGGCGGATAAGTACGAAAAAGAAAATAAAGATATCGAAGATAAAGAACAAAAAACTTACGATAGATTAAAATCAAAAGAATCAGATAGATTACCTCAACCCACTGGTTGGAGAATGTTACTTCTTCCTTTCAAGATGAAAGAAAAAACTAAAGGTGGATTAATTTTAGGGCAAGATACTTTAGAGAAACAGCAAGTTGCATCTCAATGCGGTTTGGTTTTAGCAATGGGACCACATTGTTATGACAAAGAAAAATTTCCTGAAGGACCTTGGTGTAAAAAAGGTGATTGGGTTGTCTTTGCAAGATATGCAGGAAGCCGTATACAAATTGACGGGGGTGAAGTTAGATTGCTAAACGATGATGAAGTGTTAGCTAAAATCGATAACCCTGAAGATATACTTCATCAATATTAACAACATAGGAGGATACTATGCCAGACACTGACGAAGTGAAAAAAACAGTTGATATCGACACCTCTGGTCCAGCAATGGACGTCGATTTACCTGAAGAAAAAGATCAAGCAGAAATTGAACAACCGGAAGTAAAAGAAAACCCGGCTGTAAGACCTGTTGAAGAGGATAAGACTTACGAAAATGAAAGAGAAGTCAAACTAGATGACAAGAAAGAAAATACAGAAGAATTAGAACAGTACAGTGATAGTGTACAAAAAAGAATAGCAAAGTTAACTAAAAAGTGGAGAGAAGCTGAAAGACAAAAAGATGAAGCTTTATCTTACGCTGAAAGAACTATTAAAGAGAAAAAACAAACAGAAGCTAAATTAGAAAAAATAGAACCTAATTTTCTTTCTGTGTCTGAAGAAAGTATTACTTCAGGTGTTGAAGCAGCAAAAGCAAAACTTGCAGCAGCTAGAGAAGCAAATGATCTAAATGCTGAAGCAGATGCAATGGCTTCTATCTCTGAGTTAGGTGTTAAAAAAGCTAGACTTGAAGAAGCAAAACTCGCTAGAGAGAATCTAGAAAAACAACCACAAGCAAGACCTGAGGTTAATTTAAGAAGACAACAAGCAGCGCAAGGTTCACCTGATCCTAAAGCTGAAGCATGGAGTGAAAAAAATTCATGGTTTGGTCAAGATACAGCTATGACTTACACAGCTTTTGATCTTCATAAAAAGTTGACTGAATCAGAGGGTTTTGACCCATCGAGTGATGAGTATTATTCTGAGATAGATAAAAGAATAAGACTTGAATTTCCGCACAAATTTGGTAATACTAATAGTTCGGGAGAAAATACACGACCTGCTCCGGTACAAACAGTAGCTTCGGCGAAGCGAAGTACCAAATCTGGTCGCAAAACTGTGAGGCTCACACCATCACAGGTTACTATCGCCAAAAAATTAGGTGTGCCACTCGAAGAGTATGCGAAACAATTAAATATCACGAAGGAGGGATAAGCATATGGAAAATACAATAGATAAGAAGACCTCACGTGCGAGTCAAACAAGAGAAAAAACATCTCATAAAAAAGTTTGGACTCCACCATCACCTTTAGATTCACCACCTGCTCCATCAGGTTTTAAACATAGATGGATTAGAGCTGAGTCAATGGGATTTCAAGATACGAAAAATGTATCTGCCTCGTTAAGAGAAGGATACGAATTAGTTCGTGCCGATGAATACCCAGATTCACAATTTCCAGTCATTGAAGACGGGAAATACTCAGGAGTGATCGGAGTTGGCGGCCTACTGCTCGCTAGGATACCTGAAGAGATAATTAAACAGAGACAAGAATATTATGCAGCACAGCATAATGAAAAAGAAAAAGCTCTGGATAATGATCTAATGAAGGAAGAGCACCCAAGTATGCCTATCGATATTGATAGACAGACTCGTGTAACTTTTGGTGGCTCAAAGAAATCTTAATAACTTTCTAAACCATTAAAGTTCAATTAAACCCGTACTGGAGGCCCGCAAGGGCAGGTACATTTATAAGGAGACTCTATGTCAAATGAAAACGCACCTTTCGGTCTGAGAGCGATCGGAAAAGTTGGACAAAATAGAGACAACCAAGGTTTAAGTGAATATAGTATCGCTGCGAATAACACGACTACTATTTTCTTTCAAGACGCTGTCAAAGCTATGGCATCTGGAACTATCCAGCATGCTGATGCAGGTGATGTGCTTCTTGGATCACTTAATGGTGTTTTCTACACAGATCCAACTACAAGTAAACCAACGTTTGCAAACCACTATGCCCAAGTTAACGCTTCGGACATAAGTGCTTTTGTAAGCGATGACCCATACGAAAGATTCGAGATCCAAACTGATATATCAACTGCTTCACAGCAAACTGATGTATTCATGAATGCGGATATCGTAGTTCAAGCTGGGAACTCAGCTAACAATGTTTCTCAAACAATGTTAGATGACAACACGTTGGCAACAGCTAATGGTCAGTTAAAAATCATAGCCCCATCAACTAACATCGATAATAGTACAATCGGTGCTGGTTATTTGAATTGGGTCGTGATGATTAACGAACATCAATATAACGCTGCAGTTGCAGGCGTATAATAGTTAGAATAGGAGATAAAAAATGGCTATATCACGAGGACAACTAGTTAAAGAACTAGAACCAGGCCTGAATGCACTATTCGGACTGGAATACAAACGTTATGAGAATCAGCATGCTGAGATATACACAACAGAAACTTCAGACAGAGCGTTTGAAGAAGAAGTTATGTTATCTGGTTTTGCTAATGCCGCAGTTAAACCTGAGGGTTCTGGCGTAACTTTTGACAATGCTCAAGAGACTTACACAGCTAGATACACTATGGAAACTGTTGCGCTAGCGTTCGCGATTACTGAAGAAGCAATCGAGGACAACCTGTATGATAGACTTGCGTCTAGATATACAAAAGCGTTAGCTAGATCTATGGCGAATACTAAACAAATCAAATCAGTAAATCCACTGATCAATGGTTTCGGAGGTGGTTTCACTTCTGGAGATGGAAGCAACTTGTTTGCAACTACTCACCCAACGATCGCTGGAACTGTGTCAAATACTTTGGCTACACAGGCTGACCTTAACGAAACTTCATTGGAGCAGTCTTTAATTGACATCGCTGCAATGACTGACGAAAGAGGTCTTAAAATTGCTGCTAGAGGAATGAAAATGATCGTTCCTTCTGAGCTTCAATTCCAAGCTGAAAGACTTATGAAGTCTCAAGGTAGAACTGGCACTGCTGATAACGATATCAATGCAATCGTTTCTATGGGAATGGTTCCTCAAGGTTACAGAGTGAACAATTTCTTAACTGATCCTAATGCGTACTTCTTCATTACTGATGTTCCTAACGGAATGAAGTATTTTGAAAGAACACCTATTAGAACAGCAATGGAAGGTGATTTTGATACTGGAAACGTAAGATACAAAGCTAGAGAAAGATACAGATTCGGTGTATCTGACTATAGAGGTATCTTCGGATCTTCAGGAGCAAGTTAATCGTAATTTTTTGTGGCGGGACATAGTCTCGCCACAATTAACTAATAGAAAGAATAATGGTAAAATTTTTAGTAAATATCTGGGCATACGATCATTATGCTAAGTTTAATGTTATGGCTAATGATAACCCAGCCTCACTAGAACAAGCTATACTTGACAAGTTGGGAGAAAAAAGTATAGTTTGGGAAAATCTTGGAAACTCTTATAGTGACAAGATTAATAGAATAACTTATGAGGAAGTTATCGATGGAAAAAATGATGCAACACTTACAGGACCTTTACCAACAAAAGAGGGGTCTAGATCTACAGTGGGAGCAAGAGCATCTTAAAGAGGGTAGATATACTCTCGATATGGTTAAGATAGATCGAAAAGTTCGAGATGTTTTAAGTCATATTAAGATGGCAGAGGCGCAAAGAGAACACATGCGTAATAAAGTTGAAGACTCTGCTCCGCAAGTTTCCGTAGCTACTTAAACAAAAAGCTACATCGTTGGAAAAATTCACTCCACACTACAGGCTCTCTTGCACTCTACTAAAAACTAGTGTATAAAAAACTCACTGTATAATTTAATTAGTTTACATAGACGCTTACAGTCGACGGCCTAGAGACTATGTAGACGGAAACTAGGAGAATAACACTATGGCAAATACAACTTTTTCAGGACCGGTCATTTCTAAAAATGGCTTTATAACTACAGGCCCTGGAGCAACAAAAGCAATTAATTCTACTGGCTTAGGTGCAGCTGGCTTACCGCTAACTGTAAATGCTCATGCTGGAAGAATTTTAATTTCACAAGACGCAGATGGTATCTACAAGTTACCAAGCATTAACACTAATGCTAATGGAGCATCAGCAGGTGATACTGACTACAATAACCAAAACAACGTTGGCGCTACATTTATGTTTTACATAGATACAGTAGCAACTGATGTTCAAATCATAACTGATGGTGTGGATAAATTCACAGGCGCAGCTATGATTGCAGTAAATGATGGAGCTAAAAAAGCTTTCTTTCCTGCAGCAGCAAATGATGTTCTTTCTATGAATGGAACAACAACTGGTGGAATCGTAGGTTCAGTAATTACAGTTACTGCTTTAGAAGCAGCTCAATACTTGGTTCACAATACTTTGATCTTAGGATCAGGAACTATTGTTACACCATTTAGCGATACGTAATAAATAATTAGTGTGGGGCTTCGGCCCCACATATAAATTTTAAGGAGATAAAATTATGTCAACATTTGGATCAGCAATTGATGGAGTTGCAACTAACGTAACTACTGAAACTAAAACAGTTCAAACTGGAAGAACTAGAGTATATGGAGTCCATGTATCTGGTCCTAACCAAGCTGGAGTTTTAGAATTTAAAGATGGTGGAGCAAGTGGAACATCAAAAATAAAATTAAATAAAGGCGCTCATATTCATGATATGACAATTAATTTTCCTGTACCAATTTTATTTAAAACAGATGTTTACGCTGCATTTACTACTGAACAAATTACAGCTATAACTGTTTTTCATAGCGGCGGAAGTAATTAGTAGGAGGCAACTTGGCTTTTTCAGGCACAACTACATTCGAGAAAACATTCTCGATAGACGATATTATAACTGAGGCTTTTGAAAGATTAGGTTTCTTTGATTACTCAGGTAATGATCTGCGTTCTGCTAGAAGATCATTAAACATAATGCTTCAAGAATGGGACAACAGAGGTATTCATTTTTGGCAAGTTAGAGAACATGCTTTTAGTTTAGTTAATGGTCAAACTGAATATGTAATTTTTAGATCACCAAGTGATGGTGCTTCGGACGGAATCACAACTACTTTAACTTCTGCAATAAATGCTACAGTTACAACTATTCCAGTTGCTTCTGTGGCCCAGATGCCTGCTTCAGGTAAAATAAAAATCAATAATGAAATAATGCAGTACAGCTCTATTTCAGGTAATAATTTAATTTTGTCAGCTGTAACTGATAGAGGAATTGATGATACAACAGCTGCTTCTCATGCGCAAAATGATTCTGTAAATAACTTTGTAAACATGGCTTCTGATCTTTTAGAATCTAGTTACAGAACTGCTGCAAATGTAGATTCACCTTTATCT